ATGACAAAGATAGAAACAAAAGCTCAATACGATTGGGCAGTAAAAAGAGTTGAGGAATTACTTCCACTGGTTACAGATGAAACCCCTCTGGATAATCCTCACAGTATAGAGTTAGAATTACTTTCTAATCTCGTTGCAGATTATTCTGAGGAGCATTTCGCACTGGGAGAACCAACGCTGGTTGATGTCCTCAAACTTCGTATGTATGAGATGGGACTTAATCAGAAATCTTTAGCAAAATTAATCGGAGTCAGTCCTTCACGCTTGAGTGATTATATTTCCGGTAAATGTGAACCGACCTTGAAAGTAGCCCGCGAAATCAGCCAGAAATTGAATATTGACGCCAATATAGTACTGGGTGTTTAATATGAGTATAGAAAACAGAAAAACCGCTTAATTCACCATGGAATAAGCGGTTTTAAGTCGGAGCCGAAAGCGGGACTCGAACCCGCGACTTACTCATTACGAATGATTATCTAAGAATAATATAAAATCCTTGTGTATCAATTGTTTATGGTTAAATTTAAGCTGAATAAGGATACTCATTAGAACATTTTTTCTACTTGAATGCCTTCCCTATCCTGTCACCGGATACCCAGCCATCGCCGAACTGGCAGTTCTTGATGTCTACAATATAGACTCCTTTTATCTCCAGTCCTTTACCTTGTGCTTCTTCCAGGTATGTACGTGCATAAGCATCAAAGTTTGCTCCAGAATAAGCGTCTACGGCAAGGATGAGAAAGTTCGCGTCGGTCAGTTCGCCTTTGTAGATTCCTATATTGGCATCCACGAGACTTTGGACGTATCTGTCGGCTTTATCCTTCTGTTCCTGGGACGGCTTGTTCCCTCCGCAGCCAAACAATGATATTGCCAGTATAATCAGCAGTATTTTCTTCATGGATTTAGATAGTTAGTTTGTTCTTTAATTCGTTATATAAATCGGGATTTCTCATGTCTTCCCAATAATACTTCTTATATCGGCTCCTGCTGAATCCTTCCTTACTCTCATAGACAAGAATACATTCTTTATCACACAAAACAATCACCGAAGATAGCAGTAACTTGGCATAAGAGAATGCCTGAAGAAAGGCTGATTCTATCTCATGGTTGTTCTTCATGTGGTATTTTGCTTCAATCAACACCCTTGCTTTTTCTTCTTCTGGCTTGTTGTCATAATGAAGTGCATAATCCGGGAATATACGATGCCCTCTCCCTGCATGGATTGGCAACTGACGAATGTAGTCTTTATGCTCATACCACCCCATTTCATTCAACAATGGCTCCAGTAGTTTTTTCTCTACATCTTTTTCCTCCTTAATGACTATTCCTTCCGGCAATGACGGTGCGTATATTTGTGGAAGTACGGAGGTGTCAAATCCTTTTGCTACTATCATCCTCATGAGTTCTGCATAATCCTTTCCCGTAACAGGCCATCCATTGACTCCCTGAAAATTCTTTCTGACAAGCGGATGATTTGAGAAATATATGTCAGCTTTCAACTCCTTTAAAGAAATATTAGGTATGACTATCCTATCTCCAATGTATGTATTACTATAATAATGAAAAAATGGATCTATGACCCCGTCAGTCTGTGCTATCCATAAACAGGTTATGGCACTTACAGGAGAAGTTTCATAATGAATAAGGATGTCTCCCCTCTTAGTGTCCATGTTTGATTGCCAGAAGCCAGTAGTCCAATGAGTACCATATCCTTCAATCAATCCACCAATGAACCATGCAGCCGACGGTTTGGGCATTTTGCTTTTTTCTTCTATGCCAATAACATTAGGAGCATAATCATACATGAAAGCACTAAGTTCATCAGGCGACAATTCGTTCTCCTTCCTGAATCTGTAGAACACCTTACACAACCCCCAGTAATACATACACCTGGCTTTATAATCAGACTTCTTTGGTATTGGAGGAAGTTCTATTTCAAAGTAGTCTGCAAGCCTTGTAAGCTGATAGAACTCATCTACATAGATATAAGGGAAGAAATATTCCCCAAACAAATAATTCAACTCCATTGACAGGAATGGTATATACTCTAGCATCCGGTCAAAGTCACCAATCTTTAGGACTTGTTCTGATTCTATTGTCAGACCCGTGGATATAATTTCCTCATACAGCTTTCCGGCATCATCCAGAGATTTTAATTCTGTACCTTCATATTCTGATACTTTGTAACACCAGAAACCTTCCAGGATTCCGCAAATCATTTCGGAATTGAATCCGTCTTTAATTTTCGGGTTGTATTTCTCGAACAGGCGTTCTTCCTCTATCCATTCTTTTCTGTCTGAAAATGCAGATATGGTAGACTTACCGTCAGAAGAGTTCTTGTATAAGTTCCAAAGGTATTGATTGAATTTCATGCCTATAACTGTGTTTTGACAGACAATATATTTTCTACGATGAACATCTTTCTGATTTTTTCCTTGTGAAGTTTTATATCATCATATTGCGGATTCTCACTCCGCAGGATGATATAATTATCCTCGTCCGGCTCGTATCTACGTATATACTTAATCATACGATATTCATCTAACAAGATAAGATACATTTGCCCATAGAAAATATCCTCCCAACTATGAATTTCTCTGATTACAACCATGTTTCCATCAAAAATTCGTGGTTCCATGCTGTCTCCGTTTGCCCGTACAATCTGTGAACCCTTATTGATTCCGGGAAGGTTTACCGAGCCTATGATATTATCTTGTGTGAAGTAAATATCCCTTTGGTCGGTACCGCATGTTGCATCAATGTCATAGACTAATGTTCCTGAATAATCGCCTCCCTTTATATCGTTTGGGGAAATGGAAGATCCAGACTTGAGTGGGGCTGCCTCTTTAATCATTTCTCCCTCGCCATATAACAGCCAGTCACGATTTAATTCAGGATAAGAAGTCAGAACATTGTTTAGTTTTTCAGAGCCAAACCCCTTTCTCATAGATGTAACATAACCTGTTGACAAATTGCATTTCAATTCAAATTCTTTCATGCTAATACCCTTGTACTTAATGAATTCAAGGGTTCTTTCTTTTATCGTCTTATTCATATGGCAATGCTTTAAAAATGTTAAATCAGAACACAAATCAGAACAATGTTTTGTTATATCAGAACAATGTTCTATATTTGCATCAGAAACGTAACACTGATACGAAACAAAGATAGTAAATTCATTTATAAAACACACGATTATGAAAAGAAATGTATTACACGAGATTATGAGCCTTGCATGGCAGTTGGTAAAGAGAAACGGTTTCTCTATGAGTGAAGCAATGAAATGCGCTTGGGCAAATATGAAGCTGAAAGCTGCAATGAAGCAAAGAATCGTAAAGTTCTACTTCAAAAAGGTAGATGGTTCTGTTCGTGAAGCCTACGGCACGCTGAAAGAAAATCTGATACCAGCCACATCAGGTGAAAGCAGAAAGAAGAATGACACAGTAGCAATATACTTTGATACCGAAAAACAATCTTGGCGATCATTTAAAAAAGCCAACTTATTGAACATAGCATAATGGATATAAAAAGAATAGTTCTCGAATCAAACAATGAAGAAGAGACAGATTACTTCGTCTCTTCTGATGGTAGAATATTCAAAGAAATTACACCATCAAAAAATGGAAATGGCTATGCCATGGTAACGATATATAAGAATGGAATTGGCTATACAAAGAGTGTCCACCGGATTGTGGCAAAAGCATTTCTTCAAAAGGTAAAAGGAAAAGAGTATATCAATCATATCAATGGCGATAAAATGGATAATAGATTAGAAAATCTTGAATGGTGTACACCACACGAAAATACAGAACATTATCACAAGACGCTGAGAAATGGCAAACCAATGTACAATCAAAAAGCATGTTTGCAGATTATAGATGGTGAAGTTATAGCAGAATATAAGAGCTTGAATGAAGCCTCACGAAGAACAGGTGTAAGTGTTTCAAACATCTATTGCTGCTGTATCGGAAAAACGACAACGGCTGGTGGCTATCAATGGAAATATAAAATTTGACAACCTTTTAAACATCGCATGACTATGACACGCCACGAAATCGAAGAAGAACTTGACGGGCTGCACAAAGACCTGAACTTCGCCTACAACGCAGATGAAGAGACTTTATGCAGGGCTTTCAATGCTGACAGCAAGCAAGAATACATCAAAGCACTTACTGAAGAGGTGGACAAATACGAAGCCCTTCTTGAAGAATACAACCTGCCTGAAGATGATGGCATGGACTACATTAACCTTCAGTTATCACAAGGCATGGCAGTGACACGCTGGTAACTCACCTACCCTGCTGACGGACTGAACGGCAACCGATAGCGAGAATCGGGCAGGGTTCTACTTGATTGGTTCTTTGACATGATGGAAATTTAGGCTTACCGTTAAGCCTGACGTGAAACGGACGACTGAGTAGCGATAACGGCTGTGTGAAAAGAGTATGAGTAAAGGGCTGCACTAAGCAAACGCAGCATACGAATCACACAGATAACAAAAAGACACTTATACGATTGCAGGTGGCCGTAGGCCGGCTACAAAGACAATCTTCACTGATTAGACACCAGCATGAACTATATATACCCGTGGCTTACCAGACCTTTGATAAGCAGTAAGGCAACCACCGGAACGCCCACGGGAACGATATTTAATACACACGGTATGAAAATACTACTTTTTCTCTGTGCATTGTCCGTTCTGGTAATGCACTTCAATCAAGACCTGTCTGCTATGTACTGGATAGGATTTGTCGGGTTTATAATCACTGGTTTTTCAATCGCAAACAGACTGGACAATGAACGAGCTGCAAGAAACAATAAAAAGCATCTGTGATGAATTTGCGGACATCAACGCCATTCTGGCGGCACGCTCAAGGGAACTGGACAGACGGGAGCTGTTCGACAAGGAGATAGAAACCGAAATCAATAACATTAAAAAGAATAGACATGAAAACAAATGAGGAATTACAGGGTATGACGCATGATGAACTCGTGGCATACGCAGAAGAACTACAAACAGACCTGAAGTCATCAAGAAGTTCTCTCACTTTTTATTGTGAGGAAAAAAACAAACTAGAGAAGAAGTTTGACAACTTCAAGAACATGGTCAAATCGCTGGTCACACTAGTCGATTAGTTTTTATGGGTTATAGAAAATAGGTAGATGCCGGGCTATGAAAGTCCGGCATTTTCATTGGCAGATAGTTCAGGTGGTAGAACACCATGTAAGGGATAGCATGGAAGTCACGGGTTCGAGTCCCGTTCTGCCAGCAAACAATCAAATACTTAAACTATGGTTAGAGAAATTACAGTAGACGAAAACTACCAGACAGTACGTCTTTTTGACGAAATGAAGAAAGGGGACATCTACAAGGTTCCCTATGACAAGAAACGGCACAACGGAATCAAGCTGGAAGCATCACGGCGCAATCGTGACCTCCGCTTGATCGGGACACTTAAAAACAAAATGGACGTGAAGTACCGGGTATCGGCCACAGAGTATCCGGGTTTCTCGGCAATTATCTGCTTAAAATAAAATGCTTATGATAAACGAAGATGTATTGAAAATCGTCTTGAACAACAAGTCCTTCGGGAAATACGAAGCAGCTTCGATAGTAGGCGGCCTCAAAAGGCTGAAAGAGTTGTGCGAATCCGGAAGGATAAGATACAAGACCAAAGAAGGCGTACCACACAGCAGATGGGCTTGTAATGCCTGGGACGTGATAAAACATGCAAAATTGATGTATTAATATATTACTTTAAAACTATTGCGTTATGAGTTTGATTAAGAAATCCAATGAATTAGTAATTCCTTCCACCGTTAAGATGATGATTTACGGTCAGGCAGGTATGGGTAAGACAACAGTAGCATTGAGCGCACCGAAACCGCTGCTGCTCGACTTTGACAATGGTGTGAAACGTGTGAATATGGCACATCTGGACGGTATAGACCTCGTACAGGTAAGTTCATGGCAGGATGTACAACAGGTATTGCAGGAAGACCTTTCGGCCTATCAGACAATAGTTGTGGACACCATCGGAAAGATGATGGATTTCATCATTTCTTACAAATGCGGTACACGACAGCCGCAAATCAAGGACTGGGGAGGTATCAACGCTGAGTTCTCATGGATGACACGAACCCTTTCATCACTGAACAAGAACGTAGTGTTTGTGGCCCACCGTGACACTCGGAAAGAAGGTGACGACACCGTGTTCATACCTGCTTTAAGAGAAAAATCGTACAACTCTATTGTTACGGAACTTGATTTGCTGGGGTATCTGGAAATGCGCAATGAGAACGGTGTGCAGAAGCGTACAATCACATTTGACCCCACATCAAGAAATGACGGGAAAAACACCTGCAATTTGCCGGGACTGATGCAGGTGCCTACAATTCTTGACAAGAATGGAAATCCCACTGCCAAGAACGACTTTATCACTGCAAAGGTAATCATGCCCTACCTGAGCATGTTGCAGGTAAAGAAAGAAGAAGCTGCAAAATATGATAAGGTCATAGCTGAAATCAAAGAGAACATCGAACTTATTACTGATGCCAGTTCTGCAAATGAGTTTGCGTCAAGAATTAATGAGTTTGAGCATGTAGGCAGTTCCTTGAATATGGCCAGAAATCTGTTTTCAGCAAAAGTAAAAGCTCTCGGGCTGGTATTCGACAAAGAGACAAAGACTTATGCAGACAAAGCAGCCTAAATTCAAGTTCTATGCTACACTTTTGGATGCCTTTACAAGCTATCTGAAAAGTGATGCCATCTGGGAAAGGTATTGGGGATTCAGTGAGAATCCCCCACATACCCCCGAAGAGTTCAGACAGCAGCAGTTTCAGAGCCTGATTGACACTATAAACCGTGTCCCATTCGATAGTGAAGCAGCCGACAAGGGAACGGCTTTCAATGAGGTAGTCGACTGTATGATTGAAAATCGGAAATCAGACAAGGTACAGGTAGAAAGACTATTGTCAGACATGCAGGATGGCAGACAGACATTGGTCGGACTGAGAGCCACCTATAAATGCCGTCAGTTCGATTTCCCTATCTCAATCTGCCGTGAGTTTGCAGACTATTACAAAGGGGCCTTGACCCAGCAACAGGTTGAAGCTGTTTTGTCTACATGCTTCGGAGGAGTTCTTCTATATGGTTATATAGATGAACTGATGCCGATGTCAGTACATGACATCAAGACTACCGGGAGTTATTATGTAGGTAAATTCAAAGACCACTGGCAGCACATGGTTTATCCATACTGTCTGATGCAGAACGGAAGTGATGTAAGGTCATTTGAGTATAATATTACGGACTTCAAATCAACCTATACTGAAAGCTACACTTTCGTACCGGCACGGGATATACCTATCCTTATAAATCATTGTGAGGACTTTATCCGGTTCTTGAATGACAACAGAGATTTGATAACCGATAAGAAAATTTTTGCAGAAGACTAGATAAATGGATGAAATTGAATACAATGGAAGGATTTATGAGCTTAGAGGTGAACAGAATGGACTTCTGACCTATCTTACTAGAGATTGTGCCTACGCATTGATAACAAATGAACGGCGAAAAATTCTGATGGATATTAGAGTTAATTCGTCAAATCTTCTATCTATATATTATGCCTAATCAAATAACCGGACGGCTGGTCTATATTGGCCAGCCCCAAGAAATCCCATCCAAAAGCGGTGGCAACCCGTTTGTGAAACGTGAATTTATTCTTGATGCCACAACCTATGACCCCTATACAGGTGAACGAAGCCAGTACGAGAACATTCTACCTCTTGAAGTAAGTGGTGACAAATGTGCCGAACTTGACCAGTTCAGAACCGGTGACGTAATAACGGTTTCTTTTACGCTTCAAGGTCGGGAATGGACAAATCAGGACGGACAACTAAAACGCATGGTATCCATCCGCTGCTATAAACTGGAAGGCCGTCAGCCAATGCACCAGCCAGCATCCGTGCCAGCACAGCAACCGGCACCGACACAAACGCCAACCATGGCACAGGCATTTCCACCTGATGTAGATGCGAATGGAAATCCCAAAGATGACTTACCGTTCTAGCCTATGAGCATATTCAATCTGAAGAATGAATACGATATACCCAAGTTCAAGGCTTATGTAAACAAGCTGTTCCAAGAGCGTGCAGTTGTGGAAGTGAGAAAGAAGCTTCCTAACCGCACGCTATCCCAGAACAGCTATTTGCATCTGCTTTTAGGGTATTTCGGCAGTGAGTACGGTTGCAGCCTTGACGAAGCAAAGATAGACTTCTACAAAAGGACTTGCAACCGTGATTTGTTTGAGAGAAAGACGGTCAACAAGAAAGGCAAGGAAGTAACCTATCTGCGAAGTTCTGCAGAACTGACAACAGGTGAGATGACTTTGAGCATTGACCGCTTTCGTAACTGGAGCGCATCTGTGGCCGGAATTTATCTGCCTTCGGCCAACGAACAACAGATGCTAATTTTTGCACAACAAGAAATCGAGCGTAATAAAGAATTTATATGAAAAAATACAGATTAAAAACAGAAGCAGTTCCATTCTTCGTAGACAAATTAGCGACAGCAATATGCGACATGCAAACATGGAAAGAATATAAAGTTGATGAAAAAGCTCTTGAAGAGGTTGAAGAAGCAAGAATAGAATACGGGAAAAACAAGAATGATGTATGTAAAGATTTAAGCAGTTATGGAGAGAAGGGGGCGCAGTTTCACTTTACTATTGTTTTCCCTTCTATGAAGTTCAAAGAGTACAATGAATTTACTAAAGGTAAAATGATTCGAGATTTAATGAATAGATTACAGAATGAAATAAATATGTTCATGAATGGATTTTACAATAATCAAAAAGAATAATTATGGACAAATTTTTAGGACAAGACATCCCTGAACAGGAACGATGGCAGTTCCTTCAGGACAACGCCGATGCGGTAGAGAAAATCGGATATACTCACCGATTCACCCCCGAAGAACTGGCTCAGAAGAAAGAGACTTTGGCCGAGGTATCAATCACCATCAACGATGTCGAGATGGAGAAGAAAGAGGCTATGGAGAGTTTCAAAGAACGCCTAAAGCCTTTGAATGAAGAAAAACAGGAACTTTTGGACCACATCAAAAGAGGTTCGGAGTTCGTCGAGAATGAAGAATGTGCAAAATTCCTATACCATAAAGAAAAGATGGTAGGATTCTACAACAAGTTAGGTGAACTGGTTTATAGCCGCCCAATCATGCCACAAGAAATGCAGAAGACAGTATTTAGTATTAACCGTAAAACTGGAACAGAATCATGAGTGAAAACAAAATCAATTTGGTAGTACCGAAAGAGTACAATGGTACCCCCATCGAAGTAGTATTGAGAGAAGGTAAAGCATCCGTAGCCCTTGACCCGAAAGAACCGGAGAGAGTAGTTATCAATGGAACGATAGAAGCACCCTTCAGATGGCTGGAAAAGCGTGTCGAACTGATTAATCAGAAATCGGCCAATATCATTGTGAACCGTGATAAGATGTGTCTGGCTTTGACTATTGATGAAACCAATTATTACCAGACAGTAATTAGTGGAGTTTTACAGGCTTCAAAGGAAATGCAGGAGTTCGGTATCAATGCGGAAAGGAAATGGGAACCTATTAAGTTATCCCAGTTCTTCAAGATGCACCGTGCTTTCTTCAAAGACAAATCACAGAACATGATGCTGGTTTCTACTTTGAAGAATTTCAAGGCGAAAGTAAACCAGGATATAGAACGTAGTAAAGAGGAAAACGGAAACAAGACGGATAACTATTCTCAAGTGGTTGATTCCAATCTGCCAAAATCGTTCAAACTGAATATCCCTCTTTTCAAAGGTTTTGCCTGTGAAGAAATCGAAGTTGAAATCTACGCCGATGTGGACGGACGGGAAGTTTCCCTTTCTTTGGTTTCTGCCGGTGCGAATGAGGCCATTGAAGAATACAAGAATAAGGTGATTGACAAACAGGTTGAAGCAATCAAAGGTGTTGCACCTGACATCGTAATCATTGAGGTGTAACAATGAGAAAGCAAATTTATTTAATTCTGTTTCTGGTAGTCGGAGTATCTATCGGAAACAGAATATTCAATCACCTCAACGCTTGGCTGGGCGTGGTAATAATATCAGCCACAGTGATTTATTTCGTTTATAAACTAATTAAAAATTTGAAGAATGAAAAGATTGATTAATCTAATGTTGGTCTGTATGACCTTAGTGGTATTTGCTTCATGCGAAAGAGTAGCCCCTAATTATGCCGGTGTTCTAATGGAGAACTATGGGAAGCAAGGAAAAGAGGATTTTAAGGTAGTGTCCGGTAAAGTTTCCACTTGGGAATGGGGCACTGAATTGTTTCAAGTTCCATTGTTTGACCAAAGAGGGGAATTTGCTGAACCTGTCACATTGAAGGCTGCTGATAACACTGAATTTAACGCACGTCCTACTTATTCTTATAAAGTTATCAAGAATAGAGCTATAGATGTTGTATTCGATAACAAACATATAGATAAAGCTGATACAGAATCAGGAAAAGACGGGTTTATGCAAAGCCTTGAAGATAATATACTTGAACCTCGTATTTATGATTTAATCAAAGAAGAAAGCCGTAAGCACAAGACAGACAGTTTAATGGCTGACGGTGGTTCTCTTCTTTTTGAAAAGCGGTTGGAGCAGATTGTGGATAAAGAATTTGAGAAAAGAGGGCTTCAATTGCTGACTTTTTCTGCACAGCTTGAATTTTCAAAGGCTGTGCGTGAGAAGATTGATAGTCGTAATGAGGTGAATACCAATATATCTGTATTAGACCAGCAGATTGCAGAGCAGAAGAAACGCAACGAATTGGAGCAATTAAAAACAGAACAGGCTATCATTCAATCACGTGGGTTGACTAAAGAAATACTCTATAAGCAATTCATAGATAAATGGGATGGCCGTACACCACTTTATGGAATTGCCCCTGAGTTTTTAAAAATAACGAAATAGCATGAATAAACGCCCGGAAAGACGGGCATACGGGCGCAAGCACAGGACGTGCTTTAGTATGGAGTAATTGCGCAATATCTCCATACACTTGTCCCATTGAATTAGCTAATATATGAGCAAGTAAAACCGTGATGGTTGGGCGGGTTCGATTCCCGTTGCGTCCACAACCAATAATGGATTTATTATGAAAGAAGAACGGAAATTAACATTCGGGAAATACAAAGGACAAGAGATAAAGTATATCATACTTACTCATATTGGTTATATCATGTGGTGCTTTGAGAATATCAACTGGTTTAAGCTGACAGATCAAGAACAGGCTTTATATGATGCGATAGCCATAATGATTAAGAAGGAACGCTTGCCAATGACTTTTCCGGTTGAAATGATGTATAAGCATATAAAAGACAGAGAGTCATATGAAAAGTTAAATACTCCATTTACATTCAATTATGGATATATATCTTTAAGAATGTCTGAAAAGGATAATCCAATATTCAACAGTATTGAAAAATACATTACACACAAAATACGCAGAAATAGTACGAAAGAATGTTCGTCATTCGAAAGTCTTTCAGGAGATTTGACTGGTCTTTCACATAGCATGAATAAAGAAATAGAAAGAGCTCGGCTTAATGGTGAGAGTGATGAAGAAATATATGGTTATTGGGGTAGTATGAATGATTATAAGGCTTTATAAATATGTATTACATCAAGAAACCTAAAAAGAAGAAAGAAAAGCCTTTGCCGTTATTCGATAAGGCAGGTATCAAGATTAAAAAGAAGCCGGATTTAGTGGCCAAACTCGACAAAGTTTTCAGCCGCTATATCCGGCTTCGCGATTGTATGCCGAACGGGTATTTCCGTTGTATCTCATGCGGCCAGATAAAGCCATACGAACAGGCAGATTGCGGACACTTCCATTCGCGCCGCCACATGGCCACACGCTTTGACGAGGACAATGCCCACGCAGAGTGCCGGGCGTGCAACCGGTTCAGTGCAGACCATCTGATACAATATGAAAAGAACCTGAAAGCTAAAATCGGCCAGCTACGATTCGACAAGCTGGCATGGAGAGCAAGCCAGGCGAAGAAATGGACTGATTTTGAATTAATAGAACTCACCAAGTATTACAAGGCTTTGGGAGACAAACTGAGTAAGGAGAAAGGATTATGAGTTATGTTTTACGGGATTATCAGCAGAAGGCCAGTAATGCAGCGGTCAGCTTCTTTGCTAACAGAGCCAAGAAGAACAATGCCATCATGGTACTGCCTACCGGAGCCGGTAAGAGTCTTGTGATTGCCGACATCGCCAGCCGTCTTGAAGGGCACACGCTGGTATTCCAGCCAAGTAAGGAGATACTCGAACAGAACTATCTGAAGCTCTGTTCGTATGGTGTTCTGGATTGTTCCATCTACTCTGCCTCATTCGGACGAAAGGAGATTTCAAGAATAACTTTCGCCACTATCGGAAGCGTAGTCAACCATCCGGAACTTTTCCAGCATTTTCAGAATATCATTATCGACGAGTGCCATCTGGTTAATCCGAAAGACGGAATGTACAAGAGATTTCTTTCGATGCTGAAATGTAAAGTCCTTGGATTGACGGCTACGCCCTACCGTCTTTCATCAAGCAGGGATTTCGGCAGCATGTTGAAGTTCATCACACGCACACGCCCGTGCGTGTTCTCTGAGGTAATCTATCAGGTTCAAATCTCTACTCTATTGGATATGGGGTATCTTTCGAAGCTGAACTATTATCCGATGAATCCTTTGGGATGGAACGAACTTAACCTGAAGGTGAACACTACCGGAGCCGACTACACGGACAAGTCTGTAGTAAAAGAGTATGAGCGTATCGACTTCTACGGGTTTCTGGTGAGCATCGTCCAAAGGCTTATGAATCCCAAGAGCGGTGTAAAACGAAAAGGTATATTGGTTTTCACCCGTTTTTTGAAGGAAGCTGAACGCCTTACCTGGTCCATTCCCGGAACAGCCATCGTTTCAGGAGAAACACCGAAAAAAGAACGCGAACATATCCTTGAAGCGTTCAAGGCCGGAGAGATACCCGTTGTGGCCAACGTAGGTGTACTTACTACCGGATTTGACTATCCTGAACTGGATACGATTGTCATGGCCCGTCCGACAATGTCACTGGCTCTTTGGTATCAGATAGTCGGTCGTGCCATCCGTCCGCATCCTAACAAGGAGGCTGGCTGGATCGTTGACCTTTGCGGGAATCTGAAACGATTTGGCGAAATCAAGGATTTACGCCTGGTGGATAGCGGAAACGGTAAATGGGCCGTGTACTCCAATAGCAGACAGTTGACTAACGTAAGATTCTGAAACTATGGAAGAAGGATTTTTGAGGCTAAGCCGCAGGTTTTTCTCGAATGAAATGTGGAAAGTAGCCCGTGAGTTTTCGGAATGCGAAGCGTGGCTTGACTTGATTCAGTCAGCACGATTTGATGCAACCGGCGAGGCGTACAGCGAACTCATCGGAGGTCGGGAAATCTCTTATTCAAGAGGTCAATATCCAGCATCCATATCGTTTCTGATGAAGCGTTGGAAATGGTCTGAGAAGAAGGTCAGATATTTCCTGTCCAAACTGAAGAAGAAGGGGATGATTACAACCTGTAACCAACAGGGCATGACTGTCATAACCTTATGCAATTACGATGACTACAATCCTATCAAGGACAAGCCAAAGGACAAAGATAAGGGCATAGACAACAATAAAGAAATCAGCGATTTAAAGGTGTCTATGGGCGAACTAAGGGCAGAGCTAAGGGCAATGTCGCAAAAAATGGCCGAAAAAATTGAAGATTTGGGGCAAGGTAAGGGCAATAAGAAAAAGAAAGATAAAGAAACTGTTAATGATAATATTCCCCCCACACCCCCCAAGGGGGAGGGTATTAATTATAAAGCCCGTTCCCTTTTTGAAACCTATTACAGACAGTTGTTCGGAAGTGATTATTACTGGACGGCCAAGGATGCAGGAGCAATGTCCCAGCTGCTTCAAAAACTGAAGTTCCAACGGGAACAGAAGCAGATGGATGTCGCCGATGAATCAATCCTGTATGCACTTCAATATTTGCTTTTATCCATAAAAGAAGGTTGGATATTCGAGAATTTTAGCGTGACAAACATCAACTCAAAATTTAATGAGATAGTTTCTCAGGCCAAGAAAAAAGCTCTTTCAAAAACAGATGTAGGTATAGTTCTGAAGGATAATTCACCGGAAAAATACAAGAAAGGCTGGTAAACATGGAACAGATAAATTTTCAACAGACAATCGAACGGCTCAAAGATACGGGCTTCTCCCCTATTCCTAACGTCGTACAGGTAACCGTTCCGGATGCCAAAAGAGTTCTCTGGGCCGGTATCAGGTACTTCACTGGAGAAAATGCCAGATGGCTTCCTGAGTACGAAGAAGTGGCAGGCTGGCTGGCCGGCAATGAAAGTCGCGGACTTCTGTGTTTCGGCAACTGCGGACGCGGAAAGACCCTTATCTGCGGAAAGATTCTCCCTTTGGTTCTTAACCATTACTGCCGCAAGGTGGTAAGCTGCTACGATGCACAGCAGATGAACGCTGATTTGGACGCCGTGAAGCAAAAACACATCATCTACGTTGACGATATAGGGACAGAGAATCTTAGCGTCAAATACGGCGAAAAAAGGCTTGCATTCGCTGAACTGGCAGACGAAGCAGAGAAGAAAGGAAAGCTTCTTATCCTGACCACCAACCTCACGATAGACGAACTGAGAGAGAAATATGGGGAAAGAACTATTGACCGGCTGAGGGCGATAACAAAAACCGTCCTCTTCAGCGGTGAAAGCCTGAGAAAATGATATGAAAATCACAATCAACTGGGTAACTCGTGACTGGAACCTGATCAGGAGGTTACGTGAGAAATACCATCTCCCACAATACATGAACGTGAACGGACTCACAGAAGCAGAGGTTGACGAAGAGACATTAAGCAATCTCCGCAAGGGTGAGCCAAAGTATTTAATCATCAGAAAAGTAGAGAAATGACAAGACAAGAATCAGAAAGAAAGCTCAATGAACTGAGAAAGAAGTATATCGCCTTGATTTCATCCATGAACTTTGCCAAAGCACAGAAAATCAAGAACAAGATTGACTCCCTTGAAAGAGAGGTGGAACCACATTCCTTGGGAGAACTTCTTCAGGACTATACCCCGGAGTTCAAGGTAGAAATGCTTCGCAAGATGCACAAGCTGTTCATTTACTCCGATTTGCTTGAAGGTGCGGCACTGGAGTTCCAGTCTGAACTTGAATCAAACGGAATAGATGCTCAGGTAGTTTTTCAGGTAAAGCGCGTACTGAAAGAACTGAGAAGCATAGTACGAATACCGGATGAAGAGAAAAACGCTTCACTGTCTGACAACTTTGCCAGGATGTGTGATGAAGCCGGACTTGTAGTGAGTAACATAATCAACAAATATCTTGCAAAATGATAACGGAAAATGACCCAATGCTTCCACGTAAAGTGGATTTGGAGAAGAACCATTCTGGAACCGAACTGAAAATCGCCCAGCATCGGGAATTGGAGAAACATGGAAGGTACGTAGCTATCCCAGGCGACAAGACACGGACGAGAATTTTCGTCCGCAACGGTGAGGATGCGGAGAAGAAGATAGCCGCTTACTTGGAGAGAATCAACAATCGACCTCAAAGGTGGAACTAAAGAAATACTATTATGTCAAGTTCAAATTTTGAAACAACAATCCAGGCGTATTTGGAGAATCGTGCAAAGACTGATTCTCTCTTTGCCGAGACTTACAGGAAAGCGAACAAGAGTATCGAGGAATGTATCAAGTATATCTACTCGAAAGCCAGGAAGCTGGCAAAGGAAGGAAACGCAGTCGGTGTAGATGAAGCAACCGTATACGGATGGGCAGTCCATTACTACGATGAGGATGACATCAAAGTGGACAAGGTGCAGGAACGTGTGGAAGTCGTGGCTCCGGCTTCTGAACCTGCAAAAGCAGAGCAACCAAAACCACAATTAAAGCCGCAATCGAAACGCAAGAGAGGTGATGATAACAGTCTGCAACTTTCATTATTCGGAGAACTATGAGACCAAGGACAAAACGTGAAAGGCTGGTGGCTGAATTGAGCAGTAAGCTGCCAGAAATAACAGAAGCACAGATAAGATGGGGAAAGAAGCATTGTTTTCCGCATAATGCTTACCGCTGTAAGGATGAAATGTGGTGCAGTGAATGTGGAAAGATGTGGGTTGATGTAACTGGCCAGAAGGAAGGGTACATCAAGTGTCCTTACTGCGGTGAAAGATTGGAAGTGAAGGTAAGCCGTAAGACTAAGGATAATGCAGTAAGCTATCTGACAGTCGTTACTACATCGGGAGATTTTCAGGTGCTCCGTCACTTCTACACAGCCAGGTATGCAAGGAAAGAACGTGACACACATTATTTCATCGATGAGGTATGCCAACAGTGGATAACTTCTGACAACAAAGAGATTGTTATTGCCAAAGCTATGAATATGGGGTGTAGAGGTTGGATTCATACTACAGACATGAGTCTCAAGCAGAGCGGAAATATATACTATCCACATTCATATGACATAGACGGTTATGTGTATCCGAAAGTAAAGGTGCTTCCGATTCTTCGCAGAAATGGCCTTCGCACTTCGTTTCATGGTGTTACTCCGGCAGTGTTGATACGTGCCTTGTTAGGTGAAAATAGATATGCTGAAATGCTTATCAAGACGCGTCAGTATGGTATGCTGGAGTTCTACATGCGCCGGGGTGGACTTTCTCATCCGTGGGCAGTGAATATCTGCAACCGTAACGGATACATCATCAAGGATGGTTCCATGTATGATGATTATCTTTGTTTGCTTGACTATTTCCACCTTGATACACATAACGCTCACTATGTATGCCCTAAGAACCTGAAGAAAGAGCATGACAAGCTGGTTGAGAAGAAGAGAAAGATAGAAGCGAAGATTCGGGCTGAACAGAAACGAAAGGAAAGGATTGAATGCATGTTCAGAATGAAACAGGATATTCTGTCATTCATCAAAAGAATCCAGCCGTTTCTGGGAATGGAAATCAAGGATAAGGGTATCGTAATCCGTCCGTTGGAAAGTGTTACCCAGTTCTACCTGGAAGGAAAGGCAATGCACCATTGTGTATATCAAAATGAATATTACAGGCGCAAAGATTGCCTTATTCTCACAGCACAGAAGAATGGGAAACGATTAGAAACAATAGAAGTAAACTTGAAAACTTTCAAGATAATCCAAAGCCGTGCAGCTTGCAATAAAACGAGTGATTACCATGATAAGATTATCGAACTGGTAAACCGTAATATGGGACTGATAAGGAGGGCTGCAGCATGAAGGTTTGTATCGAGTGTGGCCGGAACCTTCCGGAAAAAAAGTTCCGTGCCTATGAAACGAAATCCGGCACCCATTACACCAGCAGGTGCCGGTTATGTGAGAGCAGACACACGTCTGAAAGAAGAAAGCAGGACAGGCTTCATGGACGGCTGGCCAGATATACCAACGAGCAGCTTGTGGCCGAACTCCGGAAACGTGGAGCCTATATCATGTATGGGAAAGACTTTGATTGTGTAACAACGATATGATATGGGAAAGCAAGAAAGTATGGGCGACTGGTTCCAGATGGCTAAGGATTTGGCCAAAGCAGAAAGGGAACTGAAGATTGAGCAATGGGTTGAAGTAACTATTTACTACGGATATGCAGAAAAACAAGTAAGCTTATATCACTACAATCTTCCCCGTGAGATGTATTTCCGGTACCAATGGGTAATCAGATGGAGGATGGCGAAATTACAGTGCCAATACCCCAAACAGATTGTATCTACAAGCCTGTACTTCTATGATAAGCGTTCTGGAGAATCTATGGATGTTAACGGTTGCCTTAGTAAACTGATTTCTGCAAAAGCCCAGATAACAAAAGCAGAACGCAAGATGAATGAGTACATCGAGCACAACCGTCAGAACAACATGTTCTTTGATGAGAATACGGACGAGGAGCTGGTTAAGTTCCGCGAGAAACTGGAGCGCAAGAAAATCGAGTGCGCTGAGTGTGAGAAGAGGTTAGAATTATTAGTTGAAAGAAAGAGAAATAATCAATGAAAACGAAATTGTATTACCTGTTCCTGGCAGTCATGTGGTGGCTACTGGGATAAGGTGAGTATAAAAAAGAGGACTGCGAATTGCAGTCCTCTATAATAATCAGTAATATTGCATTTTGATAACGCTTTTCTTTGATAGAATCATATAACCATGCAGAAAAAATATTAATGCATATTGCTAAGATTAAATTAAAGAATATAAATGAAATCATTTTGATTCATATTTTAAGGTTATGCGGCAATATTACCTAACATCTGACAGGACTCGAACCTGAATATTAAAACCTTGCCATTTTCAGTCACAGATGCTGGCGCAAATATAAATAGTATTATTATAAAAAGCAAAAGTATGAAAGCAATATCCATCAAACAGCCGTGGGCAAGCCTTATCGTTCACGGTATCAAAGACATCGAGAACCGAACATGGAAGTGTCCTCAGAAGTACATCGGCCAAAGGGTGCTGATACATGCAAGCAAAGGTAAAGGAGAGGGTTGGGTATTAAATGAAGAGCAAGGATTAAAACTTCAAATGCACCCCTCCAATCTTAAAAGTACATTCTATGATGATTTACCTTTTGGTGCCATCATCGGCAGCGTGGTTATAGCCGACTGCGTACAGAATCATCCTTCAGTCTGGGCAGAGAAAGGTTGCTGGAACTGGGTAGTGACGGATGCGGTACTATTTGATGAACCTATTGAGGAGGTAAAAGGAAAATTGGGATTTTGGGAATGTATTTTTTTCTAAATAATATTTTTTACTATTTTTGTTTAATAGAAATCTTAATATGAATATATATGAATTATGATTTTTCTTCACTTAGTAAGGCACTAAAAATCTTGATATGTGCTGTAGTTTTTATAGGATCTATTGTACTATTTATTATTGGCTACATAATTTATTTTAATTTCCCAAAGGGTATTGTAACCATAGATGCTTTTATAGGGACTTGTACGGCTTTAATAGGAGTTTTAGCTACAATTATAGTGGCAAATCATTTTATTTCTATTTATAATTTCAATAATAAAATAGCTAATATTGAAGTGATTTAA